TCAACGTTGTCATGCAGCGCCGTCCTTTCTTTCAGCAGGGTCGGTGATATGATTAAGATGTTTTTGCTCATTTCTCACCCTCCAATTCAGCTTTTGTTCTATTGCAGTTGAGGCATCTTTCATAAGGCTGCCCAGTATATTGATCATACATCGTTACGAATTGATGCGGAGCAGGCTCTTTATGCAAAGAGGGATGCATTTCAAGAGTGGTATTGCATTCTTTGCAACCGTGACACTTTTCAACCCCCATACTGCTCCAAGCCGTATGTTTTCCGCATTTACATCTATAGTACTGCATAGAATTTTATTTGCGCTTTTTAAACTTCTTTTGAGTCTTGCTCATTTTTGCGATTGCCTCAACAACGCTGCCCCTGCTGCTTACAAAAGGCTGAGGAAACTTATCAGACAACTTGCTTAACTCTTTGTGCTTCCTTACGTTGGATATCATGCTTATGACTTTTTAATTACCACATTTGATTTCCACATATGCCGGCAGTGTGGCTCAATGGTGCCGTTATTATTCCAGAATCCGCCTCTTCGATTCCATACGCTATACCCCAACCTTTCAGAAATGGCTTCAATTTGCTGGCGGGTATAAAACCGATCCAGTTCTACCATCTTTCTGCAGAATGGCCGGGTGGTTGGGATCACTGCAGCGCCTACGCCGGGCATCACTTCATAAGAGTACATGACCTGTATCTTCGGCAGCTTGCGGGTGATCTTTTTGATATCACCAATCTTTTTGCGGATCTCATCCAACACACTAGCGTCCGGGACCTCGTTACCGGCTGCATCTTCAGCGAATTGTAAGAAGAAGCTCATTTCATCTTCCATGGCTTCCCGGTCACTCTCAAACCTTACGTTCCGACTATGAACCACTTCAAACAGCTCCCGGCTCTCTCCTGTCTCGCTGAACATATCGGCAACATCTTCCTCTGAAAAGTCGGCGCTGAATCCATCCTCAATACCGAGCAATGAACTAATATCCTCATCGTTTAAGCCTAATGAAGTTTTAAGCAGCGTGGTTGCGGCCTGTCTGGTTAGCTGTCCTTTGGAGTACTGGCGAATGATGCGCATTAACTGCTGGTGCTGTTTAGCCGTTAGGTTTTTGATGTTGTCATTCACCATCTGCTGTTCACCCGCTGCGCCTCCTGGCATATGAACTTCGGTAGCTGCTTTAGCGCCTACAGGAGCATCATTGTATTTGGTGGTATCGATGCCCATTTTCTCCAACAGCCAGGACCGGGGGGCAGCTTGTAAAAGGGTTTGATCTGTGAACTCAATTCCAACCGGGTCGGTTTTAATCAGCTTGATATCTGTGGCCAGACCTTTAAAGCTGGCGAACTGGTTGATGATCCTTTCAAACTGCGCCTGCTTTGCCTTGACGTAAGTATTATTGAAAATCTCGTAAGCAATACGAAGCTCATTGTGGCCTCCTAGCTGACCCTCTTCTTTAATGCCGAAAAGGATCGGCGAAGTAATTCTATGACCAGCATATATATTAGAAGATATAAGATCATCAACCGCTTTGAAATCTTCCTTAGTCAGATCGCTAGAACCTAGATCGTCAATGGTTGGCTTTTTGTTTGGGTCGTTGTTAAAGCCAATAATGATCTTCTTTCCTTCGGATCCGGTGAACTTCTCATTGAACCTACGCTCAATGACTTTCTTCTTATCCTCTTCTGGCTCACCATTATAGAAGTTAATGAACTTGGATGCGCTGAATCCTGTCTTTGAATTGGTCAGCGTGTGCTTAGAAACTTCAACATCAGCCTCTATGTAGTTGTTGGAAGAGATGTAACCAGGAAGGCAATAAGCGCCGCTATTAGGCCGGTATTCGGTATAAAAGAAGATCGAGGTTTTGGGCTCATCCGGATCAAAGGCCGGGAAGATTTTAATTTCTTCTTTCCTGTCTGCCCAATTCCTTTTATAGTAGAATTCCGTATTGTCCTCATTGGAACGGACCTTATGAAACTCCAAATGATAAATATCCTGAATAGCACCCTTTGCATTGAAAATGATCTGCCAGGTAAAGCCGCCAAATATCTCAATATCCAGTATGCTCTTTTCGGCTACATCATTGCCACTCTCTCCTGCACTGTTGATCTTTTTTAACCAATCCTGAACGGTGGCATCATCGGACTTTAATCCACCTCCAAAAATGTAATCTTTCTTACCCCCTACAATGGCGCCATGTTTGGGAGATTTGCCGTATAAATAAAGAAGATATTCCGGGTACTTGTCATCTTCCCCAAACAAGATGTAAGGCTTATTATTTACCTTTTTGAACTCAGGTAACTTGCTGTCTGAGAAGTTCAATTCTACTGTTATGACCTGCGCATTATCCGCCATAAGCCTTATAGTTGGTTGAAGGTTCGTACTGTTGATAACTAAAGTCTGTGCTGCTCTCTAATAGCATGCGCCCGTTTTCCACTTCGTTGAGCCCTGCCTCGTCTGTGTTCACTGCGCTTGCCTGCTCATAAACCTTGTAGCTCCATTGGCCTACGGATGCATTTGCAAACAGTGTGGCTGTATTGATCGCAAAGGCATTGAACCGGGCAGGGTAAAGGCTCTGGTCAGGACCGGCCACAAACCGCACGATTTCCTTTGTGGTGAAATGCTCAAATACAAACAGGTAATAAGGATCTGTAAGGGTAGCCTTTTCGGTAAGCGTTACCACAATCTGATCATCTGTTTTACCCTGCGTAAGTAGGAGCATACTGATAGTGTGGCAGATGGCTATTTTGTACCGACTGCATAACAAAAAAGCTCCTGTAGAAACAGGAGCTTTTGCAAACAGCTGGAAAATCCGGGATAGAGAAATATTATGTACCAGGAGTGGTTAAAGTACTCACTATGGTTGAAGAAACACTCTCAGCCAGCTCAGGTTCAAAACCTCCGAACTGAAGCTCGTAACCGTTGCGATCTCCCATGGCCTTGCCAGATTTGGCGGCACCACTATCCAACAGCACACCATTTTGACGGCCATAGATCCAGGCTTGACCATTGCGGTCTACTTCAACGATGATCAGGCGGTTTTTAGCCAAAAGCATGATCTCATTGCGTACTGTAGCTTGGCGCTTATTCAAGACAATCTTAACCGTCTGCTTGGAGTAAACAGAGCCGTTTTCCTCGCTGGTGGTCAGGGCTTCATCGCATTCAGACGTTTGCTTTACCTGCGCATACTTGTAGAACTGCTTGCCGGTCAGCTTTGTCAGCGCCGTAACAACACCAGCTGCAACGGTAATGGCAGATACGCTGTCGAATTCGGCAATGTAGAATTCTTTAGACCCGCCAACGCTATCGCGGCAGTCCAAAACATATCCTTGCGTTAAAGCACAACTCATTTTTAGTGAATTAAAGGGTTGAAAGAAAGGCGGCTGTTAGACCGCCTGATTACTTTTATATTATGCCAGGGTGAACTGCACAATCTCAGCAGGGAAGGCCACTTGCACACCTGTTTTCCATTCTGCCACAAAGCGCACTTCATCTGCCTCTTTTGCAAAGAAGATTTCCCATTTGTCCTCTTCGCCAAGGATATCACAACCCAAGTACATATTGCTCATACGCAATGCGTACAGGCGGTTGGTGCTGTCCAGACCGTGAACGGCGGTCAGCGTATACTGAGTACCAGGAATCTTCATTTCGCCTGACTTCTGCGCACTGTTGTCAGCACTGTAGGCATACAGGTTGGCGTCAATCAAAGCCTGGATCCACAGCTCATATACGTCCCATGCGCAGAAGACGCGGATATCATCATTACCTTTTACATCAGCAGGGATAGACTGCCAGATGTTGGTAACGATATCCCTTACATTCGTCTTTGTAATACCGGTTGTGGCCAGTACAGGAGAAGCAAAGGATTTAGAAGCGGCCGGCACAATGGTATAAGCCGCAGTTGTTACAGCGGCAGCACCGTTGGCAGTAAGGGTTAATCCGGTAGCAGACTGGATTGACAGTACAGTACCGATCAACACAGAACCGGAATAGATCTTATCACCAACACCAACCTCAGTATTGAAGGCGGAACCCTGACCAGTAATGGTAGCAGCGCCAGTAGTTGATGTTAAAGTACCAGTACCTTTTTTGGCGTTGGAAGCAACAGCCAGTCCAGCAGCATCAATGATCTTGATAAAGCCATCAAACTTGTTCAGGTTGGCGTTACCACTGCCAGTATCACCTTGCCACAAAGCGATTTCCAAAGCCTTTGCGATCTTGGAAGCCTTGCGGTTAGAATACACGTCTTCAAAAGGCGGCACATCAGGACGAGAACCGGCCTTCATTTTCAATTGCAGGTAAGTAGACTGCAAAGTTTTAGGACACAAGCTTTCGTTCACCTTGATCTTACCAATGGTAAGAGTCCGGCGCGTGAAATTAGTTGTACCAGAAGAGTTGAATCCACAAGTGCCGCCAGCTTGGAAAACGGCATCAGTGTCCATTACGTTGATCTGTTCAGCGGATTTAACCTCTGACAATACATTACCTTCTGATTGGATCAACTCTTGCGTTTTGGCAGAGAAGATCGTTGCCACAATCAGCGAATCCTGATTCTCTTTGGTGTAGGCCGCTAATGCGGAGATATCAAATGCCATGTTTATGTTTTTAGAGGGTTAGTGACTTATTTGAATCCCTTGTATTGCTACTTTGGGACGGTTTACTTTTTTTCTTTTAGTGCCTTGGCTGCTTTCGCAATGGCGTCAAGCTTCATTTCTTTCGATTCAAAAGACTGCTTTGCAAAAACTGTTTTGGGCGTATCAACCGGGTTATCCTTTGGAACTGTGGCCATCGCTTCAACCAGCTCGAACAAGCCTTTAATGATCTCATCCTGCTTTTGCAGCTTGGTTGATTGCTCCTTAATAGTCTCGTCTTGCTTTTGAAAACTTTCCTGGTAGGCAGCAATAGCCTCTTTTTCTTTTGCATCCCTCAACTGCCACTGGAACACATTTTCAAAAATGGCTTTCACCATTGCTGCCAATGTTTGCAGGCTTGGCGTATCACTGCCAAACTTTTCAAACTCTTTGCGCATGGCTTCAGGAGTTGAAAAATCGGGTGCAGGAGGCGCAGACGGAGTATCTTGCTTAGGAGTGCCGGGACCTTTAGCGTCAGGATCTACAACAGCTGTTACAACCCCACCGGCAACGGTGAAACTGAAATCGGTGCCAGTAACTTTATAAGTACCATCAGGATAAGGAGCAGTACAGGCAGCGTCAGTAAATACGCTATCCCCCTGGTCGATATCCGCAATGTTGTCATTAGCGATATTGACAAAAACAGGAACCCCGCCATCTACATCATATTGCGCTGTGCTGGTTGTGTTGCCAGGTGGCGGCGCAGGTGAAGGTGCGGGCGCTGGACTTGGTGCAGGAGCAGGGGCCGGCGCTGGTGCAGGGTTATTGTCAGCAAACAGCGCCTTGATTTTATTTAAAGTTTCTTCGATCTTATTTGCCATAAACTTTCGTTGTGTAAGTTTTGCGTCTGTGTATAATGTGCAGTTAGTTTCGGTTGTACGATTTATGATTCAAGATTTTTTAAAAGCTCTTGGATCTTAGCGTATACCTGATCCTGTGAAAGCTTCGGTTTCTTATACTGGAACAAGCCCTCAACGCTGAAGCCCTTCACCTCTCCTGCCTTGATCTTTGCCCATACCTCGTCATTATTCACCTTGGCAGAGATGAACCAACTGCCATCCTGCGCATCTTCAAAACCGGCCATGGGTTGAATGCCCCGGCTCTTATCGACTATAAAGGATTCAAACACGTTCACCCCTTGCACCTTCTCTTTGGGGTCGTGCATCAGATTGAAGTTTTGATTAAAGCCCTTAGCGAAAAACTTCTGAGCTATATCATAAATGGTCTCAGGAGAAAACACAACATAGTATTCGCCCATCTCCGGATCACGCCTGTAAATAGGTACATTGGCCAGCATAGCAGGACCTGAGATAATCCGACGGTCCTCATTCTGCACCTCAAAGCGTAACGGCTTGACCGTACCGGAAAAAGCCAGGAAATCTTTTTCAATGGCTGGCATATCGACCAGGGCCACATAATCAACCTGCACATTGCTTTTTTCGTCCGGATCGATCTGAAGCTGGTAGCAGGGAAGGTTATTAAACTCCATGCCTATTATGTGGCAGGGTGGCAAATCGTTCGATTTACACGAACAAAAGCGGGTAAGCTCACACTATACCTAAAAGCTATCCATGTCTGATATCGTTGTAGGTGCCAGTATACAGGTTGATGCCGGCAATACCGCCCCCACCATAAAAGAAGTACGCGAGAACATTAAGCAGTACAAGCAGGAGCTGGATAATGTCACAGTGGGGAGTGAGCAGCATAAGGCGGCACTTGAAAAGTTAAGGCAGGCTAATGAGCAGCTTAACCCCACCTTTAAGGATCAGGGAGCGGCCGTATCTGCATTAAAGAACCAGGTTGCTAGTGCA